CTTCTCGGATCGTTTTGTTGTGATCAACTCGCGTACCTTCGTTCCACGCGGAAGCGGCCTGTCTCAACTGTTTGGTCTCCCCTACGCTGAAAAAGTTCCCTTCATCAACCCTGGAAATCTCCATGGTGTTGGTCGGGTTCTCTCTCAGTCCGGTGAGGAGGACAGTAAGACGGGCTTCCTATCGCGGTGCGATTCGTTGGTTACGAGTGCGCGGGGCTCTCTGCGCGATGAGCTAATCGATACCTGGGTCTACCTGAACTCGGACAAGCTGAAGGAAATTGCTAGCCCTGGACAGTCTTGGTTTTTACCTCGATATGCCGGTGGTCTTGGCTTACCGATGCCGTCTTGGTTTACGGTGGACGATTGCTCATTGGACGCGCGGAAGGTTATGCGCTATTTGTGTGGACTTACGGGCCAGGAGTTTCTTGGGGGCTTGTCTCTTGAAACTCCAAATGCGCCGAGTTACGCTAGTCGTGGTTCGGCGATGGTGGGTCAGTGGTGCGAGCGTTTAGGAATGATGCCAGTCCTCGTCAGAGAAGAAGAGTACAATAAGTACCAACAGCGACAGGAGGAAAGCGCCAGTTACAGCCAGTTCGCCCTTTGGGGCTACGAACGGTCGGAAACCACTTTGAAGCACCTCTTTCAGAGGTGTCTTCGCAAAGCTCGGAACATTGAGCCTGCTTGTGGATTGCCGACTTTTGGCCGTATGGTGCTGCGACCCAATCTCCGCGTGAAAGGAGAAAGGTTCGATGTCGACTGCTTTTTGCACTACTTCATTCATGGCCACACTGAAGCCAATCGGATGCTGCTTGACGCACATCACAAGTCCTACCTTCACTGGAAACCGATCAGTGACCTCCTACGTACTTTGCCTAACGGCCTGCACCCAGACTGGGAGCGGACACGTTACGCCGAGTGCGCCGTCCCGCCTGGCGAGGATGAACCGCATGAAGAAATGCGGCATCCCGACTGGCAGGTCGATGACGACGAAAAGACGCCGTCTTGGGGGGACACAAGTCGATTTGAGTAGAGGGTGTGATGATGCATTGCACTGTTTCGGAAAGGGCGAAGCCTCCTCGGGGTCGAAAGGATACTCGAGGCTTAACAGTGATTGCGTGAGAGTTGCGTCGGTCCGGTTGTTGAACTCTGGGGACAGGACCTCAGTTGTGTGGAGGGAACTTTGTTAGTCAGCGTGTAGCTAGCTTACGCGCACATGGGTATGGGGCTTTAGGACATAAAAGGGGCCGAGAGGGAATTGATCTCGGCATAGTAGAAATTCTGGCACAAAAGTAACCTGAGCCAGTCCCTGAATAAGTCCAAGGTTCGTAACCTCACGTCATGGGTATTCTTCGCCTGTTAGGCCGTCGCTCCTTTGTAGAATTGGGAGTTGAGACGGATTGCAGACTGGAACCCCTCTGTCGTGGTCCCGTCGAGAAAGTAGTAACTGAATCTCGGAGATCTCGCTTGTCTTGTACTTGCGGATCCCGACCGTTCGGTGCTGCGGTCGGCG